CAGGACCAGCAGCGAAGACGACGCCCGCGGTATCATGCGGATGCTCGAGTCCTGGGACGTGACCATCGACGATGTGGATCACTGGGTCGGCGACCGCGCCCACCACGGCGACAGGTACGGCGGCAAGAAGTCCAACCGCCGCCTACTGCACCAGTTCAGCCTCATCCGCGGCGTGGACCCGGAGCGGATCAGGTCCTGGCGTCGGAAGCTCCCCAAGGCCCTGTCGTCGATGGACACCCCGCGCAAGTACGAGCGCTCGGTCTGGGACGGCTGCGAGATCCTCCATCGACTCATGGTCGCGGACACTCCGCGGATCGTGTTCGACCCCAAGACGACCGCGCTTCAAGAGGACCTGATGGAATGGCGAGGCGCGCAAACAGACCCACACAAAGACGGAATTGACGCCCTGCGTTATGCGGTGGTAGATATGACCAAAGAGAGGCGTAGATGACACTGCCGAAAGCCGCGCCAGTGGCCGACATCAAGCTCCGAAAAGAGCAGTACGTGAGCCATTACGTATACATCGACCACGGCGGGCCATCCAAGCCGTTCTCGGCTGTGCTGTTCGCGTTCGATGCGGAGGCGCATTTCGAAGAAGGCGATAGCGACGGCCTTTGCCTTGGCTCGTACCTCAATTTCGTAAATGCTGTCAGCTCGGCTTCGGCTGAAGACGTCTGTTCGAAAACGGCCGACGACGTCAACGCTGTCCGTCGCATGATTGCAAGGGCTGGAATCATTCACGAGGACGTATACGGCTGGGTAGGCGACCGGAGCGCACCAGGGCCTCAGTGCCAGTGCAAATCTAACGACAGATTCACAGTCGAGTACAAGGCTGCAACCGGGCAGAGTCCAGTGATCAAACATGCAAAGAAGCGCAAGGGCATCCCCGGCGAGGTGCGCAATATCATGCTGGACATCGCGCCTTTGTTTCCTGTCACTGACGAAGCGCTCGAGCCAGGCCCGTTCGCATACCTGATGCTCGAGTTCAGACATCACTACTGCACTAGAAAGCAGACGGAATCACCATGACCACCCGTTCAGGCATGACCGCATCCAGTGGAATCCGCGGACCCATCGAAGAGACTCGGCTGATCGAGGAACAGCTCGAGGATCGCTGGATGGATTCGCTCTGGTCCGACCTGGAGCGCCAACTCGGAAAGACGCGCCTCGAGATCAACGGCACCGCGGACACCTCGCAGAACCCCACCAAGGACTACGCCCGGGTCAGGGCCGTGTGCTACTCACCGCCGCCGATCGTCACCGGGATGCCGGCACAGATGGCGTCCGACATCGGAGACTCGAGCGGCGTTGCGCTGTTCGATTACGCTCGTCTCGGCGCGATGGCTGCTGGGCTGTCACCGGAGACGGCAGAGCGCATCGGCCTGGACGCGACAGCCCAGCCGATGCCCTCCGATCTCGCGTGGCTGCTCGGGCTCGGGATGTTCTACTGGGTAGCGACGAACGAGGCCGGGATCTTCATCAACCGCGCAGACGGCAAGCTGATCATGAAGCGGGTCAGGTCCTCGCTCATGCGCGGAATGGGCGATCCGGTCGACCCTGGCACCCCGATCCTGCTCGGCTGGAATCGCCCAGTCACCATCACAGGCCCGAACAACACCGAGCAAGTGGTCAGCGATGCGTGGGATATCTGGGACGTTCGAGACAAGGCGAACCCGAAGTACGCGATCATCCGTGGGGCGTCCTGGACCGATATGGGTGACTACACCGGCGGCACGGACATCACCGACAAGGTGCTGGACTCGACTGCGCTGACCGGCAAGGCGTACACCTGGCGCTGGACGAAGGGCGACCGAGCTGGCGATCCGTATATCCCCGTCAACATCTACCACGCCGGCTACCCGGAGAGCCTCTTCGACCGCACCAGCGGCACGGGCCTATCCCAGGGCACGCTCAATACCGGCGTCCTGCAATCGTTCCTGCTGCACATCGCTCGTGACTGCTCCTGGCCCGACCGCGCCACCCGCGGCCTGGTCCTGCGCGGGGCCCACTCCGAAGAGGACAATGAGATCGTCGGCGTGGCCAACGACCCGATGGCGATCAAGGACTACGAAGACGAGAACGCGGAACGACCCGGCGCGTTCCATCAGTGGGCGTCCGGCGCAGATCCGGAGGCGTTCGGCAAGTTCGTGCGCTCGTATCGTCAACTCCTGGACGAGCAGAGCGTCCCAGCCGATATCAGCAGCGTCGGTGGTGACCCGCTCACCCATCGGATCGAGTCCCTCCGCAGGGAGGTCGAGAAGTTCTACCCCGTGTGCCGCCGCTACGACTCGCGGACCCTCGAGATGATCGCCGCGACCTTCAACGCCACTTCCGACACCGACTATCCAGAGAGCGGCTACGGTCTGCTCTACCGAACCGAAATCGACGACTTGCGCCAACTGCTGGACAAGATCGCCTCCACCGCCCCAAAGACCCAGGACGCTCCGAATGTCTGATCCCGAGATCAAGCCCGAAACCACCGACCTCACCGAGAAGCACGACGCCCTCGAGGCCCGCTTCGCTGCCCTGGAGTCCAAGTATCAAGCCGCGCTGGACGACGAAGAGGCGGACGACCCAGGCAAGGATGCGAAGGCCTTGCAGAAGCGGGTCAGCGACATCACGTCCAAGCGCCGCGAGATGATCGCGGACATGCGCGGGCTCCGCGAAGATCTCGGCGGACTCAAGCAGCAGCAGGCCCAGGCCCAAAGCGGCTACGAGTCGAAGCTGGCCGAGGCGCTGGCCGCGAAGGATACCGAGTTCACGGCGCGGCTCGAGGGCTTCGACAACACCAGGCGCGAGGACCTGGCCCTGTCCGACGCCGGGATCAAGGACGACCTCGGCCGTACCGCAGTCCGCCAGGCTCACCAGGCCCTTCCCGAAGACAAGCGCGGGGACGGAACAGCAGCCGACTGGTGGGCTACCACGCTCGAGGCCCAGAAGGCGCACCTTGCCGACCCCGAGAACGTGAGCGCGCCCAGCATCCCGCGCACCCTCCTGGGCTACATCCCTGGCGAGGTAGGCCCCACCACGGTCAGCCACCCGAACACGGAGAAGGGCCGCGCCAAGGGTCCGCAAGGCAACGTCACCGCCGCCGACATCGCAGGCGCGAAGACCATGGAAGAATACAACGCTCTCAAGCGGCGAATGATGGAGCAGCAGCGAAAGGGGCGCTAATCGTCGCCTGGAAACTCCAGCACGATAGCGCCAGCCTCTCTTACGACCGTACCGCTTGACATCCTGTCAGCGCATGGTAATACTGACAAAGACAGCCCACGGGTGCCTCGCTACCCAGGGAACCGGCAACGGCTCCAGAGTGTGTACAGGGCGGATCAACGAATCCCACCCAAAGTACACATCTGGAGCACATCATGGCATGGGCCACTGGTTCTTCCCCCGGTTCTGACATCCTCGCCGCGACCGCTATCAAGCGCTGGCAGCTCACCATCGGCGATCGGGACACCTCGTTCCTGATGAACCCGACCATCCAGGCCGGCTGGGTCGATGACTCGGACTTCCTGCAAGCCGTGGCCGAAGAGGTCCCCGTCGTTGGTCTGGGCCTGGACATGCTGGCCCCCGAGATCGAGTCCGCCGAAGCGAACGAACTGACCCCGACCGGCACCAGCTACACGCTCACCCCCGCCCGCAAGGCCGGCAAGATGACCGTCAGCGGTCTGTACCGGATCGAGGATGGCCTCGTCCTGCTGGACTACGACAACCTGGCCTTTGCCATGTTCCTCGGTGGTCAGCGCCGGCTCATGGCCGACATCGGGGCCCTGTTCCCGAGCATCACCAACATCGTCGGCACCACGGGCGTCACCCTGTCCTGGTCCGTGCTCAAGTCCGCCGTGGACACCAACTTCGCCGCCGGCTCCCGTGGCCAGCAGGTCGCCCTCCTGGCTGACAAGCAGTGGCGCGAGGTCAGCAATGACGCCCTCACCCTCGGTGGCGCCATCGAGCACCAGCGCGAGATGCAGGGCTTCATGGGCGGCTCCAAGGGCTTCTCGTTCAAGGGCTTCTACCTGAACGGCGACCTGGCTGTCTATGCGGCCGACGACAACATCATCACCGACGACGGCACCGACTACAGCGGCGCGGTTTTCGGCCCCGAAGCGTTCGGTATCCGCACCACGGCCCCCCGTATGGACGTGGCCAGCATGGAGATCGCGCGCATGGGCTGGATGAAGGCCGAGCTCGACCGCGACGCTTCGGTGGATGACACCGAGGTCGTGGTCACTGGCTACACCTCCGTCGCCATCGCCCAGAACACCGCCGCCTGTGAGGTCCTCTCCGTCAAGTAAGACGGAGGGGCCGTCCCCTTTCACGAACCCGAGGTACAGCATGGCTATCAAGCCTACTCGCTCCGATGCTGAATCCACCACCGATCAGGCCTTCGAGACTGTCGCCGTTGACATCTCGGGGGCTGGCGCTCGCACGACACCGAAGCTCACGAAGAAGGACTGCGGCAATCCGCGTGAACCCTTCCTGTTCTTCATCTCGTCCAGCGAGTACCAACTGATTCGAGGCGTCTACCTGCCGCGGCCCAAGAAGGTGTTCGTCACCAAGGGCAGCAACTATGTAGGCGCTCGTGGCGAGTTGGGCAACG